AGACGCTGCACAATCTGGTATCAGAAATACAGAGTCAGCAAAAGTATTTAACATAGAGGGACAGAAATTAGATCCCAACAAACCGATCATCGGTGGCACTCAGACAGGTAAAGAATTAAGTCCAGAACTTTTTGAAAGATTACGTGGCACAAACACTGAAAGAATAAAACAAAAAATTGCGGATAAAAAAATAGATGACGATCTACCACCACCAGGTAGTAGAGGTGGTCCCGATGATATTGCAGCGCCAGTGCAATCTCAAGAAGAAACTTTAAGAAACATGACTGAGGCAGAAATAAAAAGAGAAATAGAAGAAAACAATAAATCTGCCGTTAAAAAAATATTAGAGCGAAAAAACAGAGAAGATGTTTATGGTTTAGAAGACTATGACACAACAAATATGTCAGAAGTCAAAAAACAAATTATAAAACTAGAAACTAGACTTGGTAATTTAAATCCTGAACTTCCTGGTTTTAGAGACAGAGCAAGAGTACTAGTAGATGAAATAGAAAATTTAAAAAATAAAACACGAGATGACAAAGCAGAGGGCGGTATTATGCGTCTTGGTTTAAAAGAAGGAACGGGAATGACAAGAAGAACGTTCTTAAAATTTTTAGCAGGTGCTGCATCAATACCAATTATCGGTAAAATTTTTAAACCATTAAAGGTTGGTAAGACAGTAACCAAAGTTCCAATAATTAAAACTGCAGATGTTGCAGGTAAACCAGAATGGTTTGATCAACTAGTTAACAAAGTAATTTTAGAAGGCGATGATTTTACTAAAAAATTAGCAACAGGTGAAAGACAAGTTGTTCACGTAAAAAAATTAGACGAAGATACTACTGTAAGTGTAACACAAGACATGGATAATGGTGTTGTTAGAGTAGAGTATGATAGTCCTGCAAATACATTTGAAGATACAGTTTCAATGCAATATAAAAAACCTTTACCTGATGAAGGAGCACCAAACCCTGCAGCAGAGTTTGAAGTATCAGAATCAGGTCCAATTAGCAGACAAGTAGGTCCAGATGATTATGATATGGATGTAGATGAAGTTGGTGGCACAAGTATCAAAGATCTTGATTCTGATGTATCAAAATTAAAAGCATATGCAACAGGTGAAAAACCTACCATGAAAGAACTTGTGCAAAATATAAAAAGAAAAGAAAGAGCTAAAAATATAACATTTGATCAAGAAGCTCAAATGGATGCAGTGATTAGAAGACAAGGTGAGTATGATGGACCTTACGATGATGACTTCGCATCAGGCGGCATAGCTAGAATGTTAGGCGAGTAATGAAAGACCTAGATCAAAAAATCATAGAGCTAATGGATCTCTTTGATGATGAACAAGTTACAACAGCAGATAAGATAGACAGACCACAACAAGCATTAGAGAAAGAAGCTATCGACGATTTCATGAAACGTAATCCAATGGCCGGTGGTGGTATGTTAGTGCAACCAGGTTTTGGTGGCACGAGACAAGGGTATGCTAATCCAAAAGGTAATCCTGAGTTTGGTAAAACAATAACAGGAGAAAAATTTAAAGATACAATACGTCCTCAAAATTTAGAAAAATTAAAAAAATTAGAAGAAATAATTACTAAATCAAATTCACAATATAAAAAATCTTTAACATCAAAAGCCGCATTAGAATTAGCTGGTTTTAAAGACGGCTATCAAGCTATTGCAACAACAGGTAGATTAAGAGAAGAAGTAAAAAAATTAATAGGCACACTTCAATCAACTGGAAATAAAATGGATAACTATATTAATAATGTTATGTTATCTGAAGATGCATTAGTAAAAGATTTTAAAAACCCGATGCAACACCTACAGAAAAAATTTGGTGTATCTAGAGGATTTACAGACAAGTGGTCAAAAACAAGTCAAGTTGTTCAAGATAATAAACGTTTGTTTAATAATTTAGCTAACGATTTATCTTTTAATAAATATAAAAAATATGCTGATGGAACGCCACGACTTATGTCAGATTTTAGTGTGGTGGTTCAAAACAAATTACCATCTTCAATGCCTTTTATGAGAGGGGACTCAGCAGAAAAATTTATATTACAATCTGCATATAGACATTTTAAATATAACAAAGATGTTGGTAAAGCTTCAAAAATAACTTTTATTGGAGATCCAGATCTTCTACCTATTAATGAATGGAAGTTTATAAAGGGTAATAAATTATTTTCTTTAGATCCTGCAGAGGACACACTTAAATTTCAAGGCAAAACTTATAAAAATAATTATCTAAATAGAGTTGATGCGAAAGATATTTATAAAAATGATTTTGGTAATGTTTATAAAATATTTGATGATTTAGACACGTATATGAATACTACTTTAGAAGATGGTACAAAATTAGACACAAAGCTTAGAAGAAAATTATTTGATGCGACAGGTAAAAAAGATTATTTATTACGAAGAGCTGTTGAGATAGATCACTTTGACATAAACAAAGATCCTTTTTCAAATTTAAGATTATTAAATAGAAGAACAAATGTTCAAGCAGGTTTATTAAAAAGACTACCTAAGTATAAAAATAATCCAAAACTTTTAAATAAAGTCTTAACTGACATTGGGTATACCACACCTTATAAAGACGTAGATACATTTATAAAACGATCTGTAAAAAATATAGATACGCCAATAAAAATTATTGGAGAAACTCCTATCAAAGAACTTAATATTAGAAAACCTGTTTCAACAGACGGACCAAGATTAGGTTCTTTAGATATTCCTTCCATATTTAGAAAACTATCACCTGCAACTAGAAAGTTAGTTGGTTTTGGAGGTGGAACAGTTTTACCAGAAGTTTTATTTTATCAACTAGACAAAGCTAATAGAATGTCGAAAGGTGTATCAGAAAAAGAAGCAGCTGCTGGCGCGTTAGAAAGTGGAACATTAGGAGCTTACACTAATAAAGCTTACATGGAGGAATTAAAAAAAGTAGCAGAGTCCATGAACATTGATTCAGGTGCTTTTGACTCGGCATATAATTTAAATGTACTATCTAAAAGTTTTGAACAAAACTCTAAAAATGTAGATGCTCAAATAGCCACTGCTCTTGAAAACCAAGATGTAAAAACAGCGGAAGAACTTAGAAAAAATTTTAACAAATATGTTGCAAGAATTAAACCAGAGGCAGAAAGATTAAGAAATGATATAGAAGAAAGAGTTACAGGAGGATCTCCTCTTACAATGTCAAAAGGTAGAGGTAATGTGACGGATAAACAATACTCTAAACCTTTTTACGACATGCAAGACGTTGCTTTGGAAAAATTAAAAAAAGAAAAACAAAAAGTTTTTGACACGCAAAAAAGACAAGTGGATACTGCAGCTGGAAACATAGGAGAGGGTTTTTATCAAGCTTTTGATACCTTAACACAAGGAGCAAAAAATTTATTAAAAGGTAGAATAATACCTTTTGGTCCAGATAGACTTAGACCACTAGAATCTGAACGTGAAAAAGAAGCTAGATATCTAAAAGAAATGGATCCTAGAGAATTATTTTTATATAACAAAGCAAGAGGTTTTACATATGATAATCCAATAACAGAAGCAGATTTAAGTAATTTACAATATGAGCAACCAGGTTTATTTTCAAAAGGTGGCCGTGCAGGTTTTAAATTAGGAACAATTAGAAAAGGTGTATTATCCTTGATAGATGAAAGCGTAAAAAAAACACCGACAGATATAACTCCAGATTTAGATGCTCTAATTAAAAAAACACTTGATGAAGATTTCTTTGATAAAAAAGATAGAATTATAGATAATATAAATGCAAAAATTTCTAGAGCAAGAGCAAAAGGATTAGATTCAGAAGAGATTGGTGAAGGTCAAATAGAATTTTATGATGACATTACAAAATCTAATTTTAAAACCAAGACAGGTCCTTTCTTTGATCGTCGTAAAAGAGCAGGGGGTGGTATCTTAAAACAAGCTGGTGATAGATCAGGTGCAATGCTAGAATCCATGAACCCTGACTCACAAGGGTTGCAAGGTTTAATGAAACGTGGTATCAAAACATAGGAGTATTAAATGGCAGAAATAGATAAAGGACTCCCGAACACTAGAACTAAAATTGACATTCCTTCAGATGAAGAGATGGCAGAAGAAGTTAATGTTCAGGAACCAGAAGAACAAAAAGGACCTGTAGAGGTCACACCAGAAGAAGACGGCGGCGCAACAATAGACTTTGAACCGGGAGCTATAAACATACCGGGCACAGAAAATCACTTTGACAATCTAGCAGATATTTTACCAGATGACATTTTAGAACCTATTGGAAATGACATGGTTCAAAATTTTATGGATTACAAAGCATCAAGAAAAGATTGGGAAAGTTCTTATACATCAGGTTTAGATCTTTTAGGATTTAAATATGAAAATAGAACAGAACCTTTTCAAGGTGCATCTGGTGCAACACACCCAGTGTTAGCTGAAGCAGTCACACAGTTTCAAGCACAAGCTTACAAAGAATTATTACCAGCAGATGGACCAGTAAGAACACAAATAGTTGGAGTTGTA